CAATAATGTAAGCAGATGGTGTGTTAATGTGAATACTGCTCAAGAGGAGTAAGTTCCCATTGGTTGGCCAGTTGCATATGAAACAAAATCAGGAATGACTTTGTTTGCATCTGCAGCTTGCTTACCTTTAGGAACTTCGAACTTTCTTAACGATAACAAAAGAAATCAACTTTCAGAGAATTTTTCATCTTGGAAAATTCTTGTAAGTAATCTCTTTTGTAAGATTATCGGGAATCGGTCCGTAGCACTAGATAGGTCAAGAGATCAGAAGCTGTCCGCTGTGTCAAATTTTCAACCATGTAACGGATCTTGTGTAAAGGTCCTGTCGCATTTCTTAAAATTCCTTTTCAAAATATCTAAAGCGATATTATGAATTGGTTTTAAGAAAAGTTGTGTATAATAGTCAGAAATGGCTATTATCCTCAACTTTGCTTCGGGATCTTTAACAAAACTTAACTTACCATTAGATTTAGATTTAATGGGAAGCAAGTTATGATCTCATGCATGTTTGTAAGATTTACAGAAGAAATCACCTCCAGATGTTGTAGTAAGATTCAATATACACTGCATTTCGTCATAGTTATATGTTAATAAACTATGATATGCAGAGACTGTAGCCGGTCCATCAGGACCAGCTTTAGTACTTAAGTATAAAGTATCTTTACTAAACTCAGGTTTGGGTTTCTTTAAGTGGAATTGTTTGACGAATTTGTTGATAAAACCACTCGGTATAATGTATTTCCCTTTTGGGGGATCCACTATACTTGAGTAGTTTGGTTCAACGGTCCCTCACTCTTTATTAGAAAGAGTTCAGGATCGACTAAAATTTAAAATTGTTAAAACAAATTTTAGTTTTAGTACAGAACCAGAATCAGCATATTCTTTTAAGAACATAAGCTTTTTAGGTCAACCATCCTTGGTTAGTCCTATACTCATATCGTTTGTTAACAAAGGATGACCACATATGTACCTTGTACAATGTAATCTCATTTGTTTCCAAACTTTTATAGTATGGACTATACCTCAACACTTTATCCATTTTGAAATGGTTATAGTAAGAGGTAACAAGAATTTAGAATTATATGAAGGAAATAATAACATTAAAAGTCTTTTTAAAACTTTGAAATGTAAATTAAACTTCATTATAATTTTAAAGTAAGGTTGTTCTTATCTTAATCTATAGATTGCGACTGCTAATTGGTTTGAAAGCCAATTAACATTACTAAAACATATTTATACAAAAGTATTAAATATGAAAAGTGAAAAATAAGAAATTATTTTCTCATTTAGTAACCACCATTCTATATAATCATAGTTAAGAACAGTTTCACTTTTGAGTAACTCACTTTACAGTGAATTCAAAAGAAACCTAAGAAAGTGTACTTAAACACTCTTTGACGGCACCAGAAGCACAAAAGCTTTTGGTGGGTCTTAGGACCAC